TGCTATACTGACTCAGGTTGCCAGGTTCAATACGTCCATCGCGCAAACCTTTGGCATCATCGTGATGCAAACGGATGCAACGTCCGATGGTCTGACTGATGCCAATAAAGTCCATATTGCGAAGGAAAAGTACCGCTTCCAGACCGCTGACGTTGATGCCTTCTGCGAGGATGGAGTGGTGAAGAACTACGAACTTCTTATCGTTATCCTTACCCCAGGCACTCAGAGTGTCAAAGAACACCTCACGATTGACCTTCTTGCCATCAATCACAGCACCCGTCTTGGCAGTAATATACATCCAAGAATAACCGCGACACTCCAACTGGAAACAGAAATCAGTTTCAGACACCAGCGAAACGATTTGCTTGGTTGCCTTAGCACAAATCAGAATCTTGCCAACCTTGTTGTCATCAATCGTTTCCAGCAGATTCTCCGAATCGCGGTCAAAGTTGGTCTGCTTGCCAGTTACCATAGCAAGTTGCTTGACGATAACTTTAGGGGGAACAATATATCCCCCTTCAACCAACTCGGGAGCAGGAACTTTACAGATGACCTGACCATACACAGCAGCATCATTCATCCCAGGTTTGCCAACAGCAAGGGAATGTTTGGGAGTTGCGGTGAAGAAATAGCAGCGACGTGCGTTAGCAGCAAAGTGCTCAGTCGCAGGGAAAAAGTGACGCTGAACGCTGTTATGTGCCTCATCAAAGTAGATGGTATCCACATCAATCTCTGCCACTTGAAGACGCGACAGGGAGTTGTAGGTGGTTACAATCAGGCGATGATTGCCAGCGTTGGCATCAACCCAGTTGCGAATCTCTTGAGGGCGAGTAGAGGACTCGTGATGAGTTTCGCCACTGTGAACATGGAAAACAGCAGCGTTGGTGATGAACTCCAGGAACTCGCTAGATAGTTGCTCAGCAAGCAAGATGCGAGGAGCAACAACTACAATGGTCTGGGAAGTTTCAGATTGAAACTCACGCAGAGCATCATAGATCATCTTCAGAGTCTTGCCACCACCAGTAGGAACAATAATCTGACCTTTGTTGTGCTCCTGCATAGCAGCAACGCCGCGTTCTTGGTGAGGACGCAGTTGGATTTGCATGGAAGTTGTGCTCATACTATAGGTACAGTTTGGGCGATCATAACTTTAATTCGCCGTTTATTTGTATCGCTTAAGGTCTCCAATCACACTCTGCATTGTAGTACGACTGTACCCAATCGCAAAGTAAGGAGACTTTTCAGTTTCTTCAGAAGTAGAATCTACATTATAGCACACATCAACACCATTTTGAAGGTCTTTAATGAGGCGTTCAAAGACATAATCAGGGATTTGGATGTAATTCATTGTTTTCAGTGGTTTGGTATCTAAAGACAAAAATAGCACGCTTAGAAGTCAATCTGAGCGTGCTGGTGAGGTTTAATCAACCACCAAACATTTCATCAAAAAGCCAATCACCAGAACGCTCTTTTTCTTCCCAGACTTTATTAGCGTTTGCTTCAATCATTGCTTTCTCAATCTTTATATCAATGGGAGAAACAGTGCTGAACCAGTTACCGTTGCGATCTTGCCAGAGCATAATGTTTGCTTGAGTGTTGTCCTTATACTATAGGTACACTTTAGACGATCATAACTTTAATGGAAACCTAATTTGCCATTCTCTTTTCTACATGACCCAGAATCTTAGTCTTTGCCTTACCTTTTGGACTTTCTCCAGTTGCCTCTCTATACTTGGCAGTTTCTTGGTCTTTCATAATGCCTCTGAGCATCTTTTCACCTTTTCTTGTTACTTGCAATCTTTCTTTTGTTGAAAGTCCAGATGCTTTCTGTGGAGTATATCCAGGAGCAGGTGCTGCTTTTGGTTTCTTTTTAGATAGAAGTTTAGATGCTTGCTTTTCTAAATCTTTTGATTTAGGTTTTTCTGATGAAGTTTCGCCACCAGATTTTGCTGCTCTTCTAGCAAGTGCTGCCTTTCTTCTTTCTTCTTTTGCTGCTGCTAATTGTCTTTCTCTAGCAGATCCACGTTCTTGCTCAGGTGCTTGAGTTTGTGAACCCTTTGGCTTTCCAATATCCTTGCGTGGTTTATACTCAACGGGTTCCATTTTACCGCCACCAACTGCTCTCATGCGGCGTCTTTCAGGAGTTGACTTTTTACGCTCAGCACCAATACGTCCGCCAGGTCTTGCCTTTTTAATTGTAGCAGCAAAACCCAATGCTTTAGATTTATCCTCAGAATCGGATGCTTCGCAAAGAGACATAAACTCCTTAAAGGTTCTCATTTTAGTATCTAAACACTACTTTTGAGTATTTAGTTATCCTCAGCATCACGCAGTTTATCTTGAGCAGATTTGCTAATCTTGCAAACCATGTCATTATCATAAAAATACCTCACACGTTCACGTCGGGTAGCAATTAGAAGGTCATATTCTTCTTGTTGCTGTTTAGTGAAGGTGAAATCTTGACGACGCCAAGTATCTTTCAGTTCTTTGATGTAAGGGAGCACGTTAGGGATGTGTTCAGTCATTTGTTCAGGATACAGTAGAATCGGAGTCAGTAGGGAGTTCAGTAGACACTTCGTTAGGCGTCACACGAACATTGTAAGGAGAATTGAAGAACCTGCGGAAAGCAGTAACAACAATAAGAAGCGTTGAAAGTACACCAACCAAACCAAGGAAGGTAACAACATCACCGCTGAAATTAAGAGTATCGGGAGTCATAATCAGTAATCAATGTTAGAGTTAAGGTATTCGTTCAGATTGAAATCATTTTTTTCTTCAACCAACTCAGATATGTCCTCTTCAATAAAATCAAAGTTTTGGAGTTCTTCAATTTGGTTGTCATCAAACCAATCCATAGTTTGTTTGGTGCTTACATTATAGGTACACTTTGGACGATCATAACTTTAATTCAAGCGTTTTGTTTGAATATTGAACAGGGGGAGTTTGATACTCTGGAAGCATTGATCCATCAATAATAATTTCTACCTTTGTCTCATCATTCCAATGCCTCACAGCATTTGCCACAATAAAGCAGTTAGTAATAAAAATAGACAGAAACATCATAAGGCGGATAAGTGCTACCCTATCCGCCTCTGTATTATCTTTACTTGCTTTTTCTCCTAGCGATTTAGCTAGCAATCGCCAAAAGGTTTTCCTCTTCTTCATAGATTGACGTGCGTGACTTAATGTATTCTAACTGATTCCATTGGTAAGGATAACAAACCACAAGAACTCTTTCATTTTTGTGTAAAGAACAGTGTTGGACGTTTTCTTCATTTTTTGGTTTAACGAATACTTCAATCGTAATGTAATCTTTACTCTTAAAGTATACCCAACCCTCAACACTTTTAGTCCATTTTACATAATGATTGATTTGTGGTTCATAACTCATACAAATGCTAACTCCAAAGGGTTAAGTTTGAGTGGCATTGCGGTATAGTTCCGCGTATCCTTGATATTTACACAAGCACCGATGGTCTTACTATTGACTGGGGCAAAGTATTCTCCTGTTTTGGATTTCCAGAATCCCCAGATGGTTTTAGTTGTGGCACCGTTATTGTAATCAAACTTACGATGGCAACGCAACCAAATAGAAACCACACCACGCTTGAACTCTTCAAACTCATAAGAATAACCTTCTGGTGCTATGTGATGAAAATCAGCAATCGTAAAATTTGTCTCTTGACATATATTTGATTTGCTCTTGGAGTTGGATAATTTCATGTTGTTGTTCACTAATCTTGTTTTGTAGATAAACAATGCGTTCTTGATATTGCTCTTTAAGATTAAACTCCAAACGATTTATTGAGGTATCGATCATCAGGTTGTGAACTCTTCAATAACAGCAGATTCTACATCTTCAGCAAGAGCATAAGTGCGTGAGTTGAGAATGTTCTCTCTCAAATCTCCATAATACTGTGAATTATATCCATCATCAACAGTAGTAATCAAATCAAAACATTCTTCATCACTTTCAGCAATCACATTCCAAACTCCACCATATTCTGATTGAGGAAAGGGAATGTAATGTTCAACGATGTAGAGAAACTTTTGTGCCATTTGTCTTTGTAAATACCTCTCAAGTTTAATTGTTATCATACTCTTTGTCAATCGCATCATCAGCATCAGATGCGACAGAAAGAAGGGAGAATCCAATGGTTGCTAGAACACCAACAGCAACACCAAGAATAAAAGTCATCAATAAAACTCCGCAAGATAATAGTCAACAGTTACTTCTTTTTCTGCTGCAAGTCGCTCAATTTCTTTCCAGAAGTCTTGAGCAATCTTTTCACGTTCTGCTTTCATAATCATGTCTTTAATAAATTGCGAAATCATTTAAATTGCTCCTCATCTTTAGGACGAATAACCCTGAAATAATATACCATAAGTGATGTCACCATGGCAATTATTGCGGTGTAGATAGAAATTGCGAGTGCTATTGTCATCGGATTTGAGAACTTGGAGGTTTCTTGAGATTCTCTATCTCTTGCTGAGGATAGTATGCTTTATACATTGCATCATCGCGTTGGATTAGAAAGACATTCCATCCAAGAATGACTGCAAAACCAATCAATCCAGCGACAACATACTTGCGGTTCATTTGTTCATCTGAAGTGTAGGAACAGGCATACCACCTTCGGTCGGAACATAGATCGTAACATTACCTTTGTTAGATCCTTCTTCCAGACCAGTGATATACAGATACTGAAGATACTCACGGTTGTCCTTCAGACTATCACCGATGATTTGGTTTGCTTTTGCAACACCAGTAGCACGAATGATCTCAGCATCAGCAAGTTGTTGTGCTGAATCTTTCTTTGCTTGTGCTTCCAATACAGCGGTTTGACGTGTGTATTCTGCCTCCATAAGTTGTGCTTTACCATTTAGAGATTTGGTATAAACACCATACTGAGGGAGACCAAAAGCAAGACCAGCAACAACTACTACACCAGCAAGACCAACAGCAATAACAGCGGGGTCAATAAATCCGTTTTGTTGTTTCATAATCAGTTAGAAGATTTGGAAGAGACGTTGAGTTTACCAGTAATCAAATCGGCAAGAATAATAATAAGAAGATTCTGCCAAATAGTCAATGAGACACTAAACCAAGAGAGAATAATACCAAGAATCCATGCTTTCAGAAAAAGTCCTGCTACTGTAAGAACAATAGCACCAAATACAACA